TAAACAAGTATCTAAACAGCCAAAGAAGATTGCAAGAAAGACGAGAGCTTATAGAAAGGTCAAATAAATGGCAGTAGTAGTTCCAGATATACCAGACCTGTTTGAAGAGGCGTATGCAAGAGCAGGGTTAGAATTAAGAACAGGTAATGATTTAAGAAATGCCAGACGTAGTTTTAATTTATTAACTATGGAGTGGCAAAATAGAGGATTAAATCTTTGGACAATAGCATCTGGAACTTTGTCACTTAGCTCAGGCACAGCAACATACACTATGCCCACAGATACAGTAGATATACTAGAGCATCAAATAAGAACAGGAACTGGCACAAGTCAGGTAGATACAAACCTAACAAGAATTAGTGTATCAACATATGCACAACAGAGTGCAAAGAATACACAAGGCAAGCCTACACAGATATTTGTACAGAGGCTTGCTGATTCTGTAACAGTTACAATGTGGCCTGTACCAGATAGTGCAGACACATACACTTTGTCTTTTTTTAGAATTGTGGGAATAGATGGGATTTCATCGGGTATTGATGGGACAACAACATCTTTTATACCACCAAGATTTGCACCATGTCTTGTTTCTGGTTTAGCGTATTACATAGCAATGAAAAGACCAGAGGTTGCAAACAGGGTTGCTCCTCTAAAACAAGAGTACGAGTTTCAGTTTGAGTTAGCGGCAGGAGAAGATCAAGATAGCTCGTCTGCTAGATTTGTTCCTTATAATACATTCTATGGAGGTTAAAATTGCCAAGTAAAGTTACTAGAATTAGAAAAGATAGAACTGGTCCAGCAAAGACAGGTCAATTTAAGAACCTTGTTAACGCAGCTAGAACTGGTCAAATCAGCATGGTAGAGGCTCAAAGAAAAATAAGAAAATTAGTAAAAGCCAAGAAAAATGGCGGTAAATTAGAAGCCGCAAAGAAAAAAATTACTGATCCTGATTACAATGTAATGTCTGGTAGAAAAGGTAATATTAACCAGAAAAAAGCTGAGAGCATGCGTAAGAAGGGAAGAAGAGCAGGTAAAGTAGAAAAAGCTATTCTAGGCACAATTGCTGTTACACCACAAGCAAGACTTATACAAGGAGCTGGTAAAGTTGCAAAAAGGGTTATAAAGACTGCAAAAGATGTGGGTGCCGCAACAACAGGAACAGCTAAAACACAGCCGCAAAGAGGTGGCCAATACAGAATGGTTCCAAAGAAAAAAGGTAAAGGCAAGACAATAAGTGGCATAAGCAAAAGGTCCTCACAGACAGCACAGGGTTTAAGAAAAACACCAAAGCCTACACTTAGCGCTTTAGGTGTTGCGGGATCTAAGCCTAAGAAAAAAACAACTACACCAACTCCTAAGCCAAGACCAATGATGACTAAGCCTAAGCCAAGACCAAAATCAATAGGTAAGAAAAAAATGTTTATGAAAGAAGGTAGCGGTGTATCTGGTAAAGACATGAGAAAAGCACCTGATTCAAAGGTCGAGTTTCAATCTAAAGTTATGAAGAGGAAAAAATAATGGCTGTTAAAAAGAAAAAAATAAAAACAGGTGGCATGACCCTTGAAGAAGCTAAGAGAAAAATAAATGACCCTAATTATAATGTTATGTCTGGTAGAATAGAAAAAGACAAAAATGTACAGACAGGACCTAACAAAAGAAGAATAACAAAAGAAGATATGATGAATATTGGTATGGGTGTGTTACCATTTTCAAGAATACCAAAATTTTTAAGTCAATTACCTAGAATATTAAAACCATCTCAAAAATTCCAAAGACTTGTTACTAATACACAAAGAACCAAAACACAGCCATTGCCAAAGCCTAGACCAAAGAGTTTAAGGTCTACAGCAGTAACAAAGCCAAGAGCAACTCAGGTAAAAAAACCTAGCACAGCAGTGACACCTAGATCTAACGTATCTCGTATGTCACCAACAAATGCTAAAAGATTTCAACAGATGGTTAACAGGGCTGTTTTAACTACAGGTGTTTCTGAGCTAGTGAAGCCTAAGAAATCTGTAGCAGCTACAAAACCTAAAACAAAAAAGAGCAAAGGTGTTGTTACAGGTCCTGAACTTGATTTACCTAAAAAGAAAAAAACACCAAAAGTTGCTCCAAAAAAAGCTCCTGTAAAAAAGAAAAGAAGTAATATTGTAGGATCTTCTACTTATGATCCACAATTCACTTATGACAATTTAGTAAAAAAAGGTGGTAAAAAGTTTGCAAAAGCAAGAATGTCACCAGAAAATTACGCAAAAGTTAAAAAGAAAGCAGGAGGCGGCACTATGAAAAAACCTATTCCACCAGAGGCCAAAGGTCTTCAAGCGTTAAAAAAAGAAAGACCTGATGTAGTTAGAAAAATGGGATACATGAAAAAAGGTGGAAAAGTTATTAAAATGCGTGGTGGAGGAGCCGCTACAAAAGGACTCAGATTCAATAGAGGTTATTAGTTGTCGAGATTAATATGCAATTTACCTGCTGTTCAAGTATGGGTTAGAAAAGAATATTTACGTGATCATGAAGACGGACATGGTAAGTTTGTAAAAGGTATATGGGTTTCTTGCAAATCGTTGCCCGGTAGAGCGTTTTATTTTGAAACATATTTACCTGAATACGGTGCAATGTTCGACAAACTACCAATAAGCGCTTTTGTAAGTGAGCCAAAAACACCAGAGCCAGATTTAGATTTGTATAATTTACAGTTTTGGAATTGTATGGATTACAATGTAACCTGCATACAAAAGCAGTTTATAGGATCAATGACATACGAAATATATACGAGAGATGCAGGTAGTCTCAAAGGCAGTTATATAGCTACATTAGATAATTATCATGGTGACATAGACACAGTTGATTTTAGCACAAGCGAAACACCACAAGAACACAAGTCACATAATTTGTTAGAACTGGAAAATGGTCAGTTTTGTTTGTATCCAAATAATAGAACAAGAATATACGATAATAGTTTAACACCAGATAAACCTCTAACACCTGACTTTTTGGTTAGCACAGATTATTATCAAGTTGAAAACGAAGGTAAGTTAGATAGATTTGGTGACAGTGATGAGTATTTTTACAAAACCAAGAAAGAAAAATAATGCCTTATTCAGTTGGTAAATATGCATATGGTATATGCGATAAAACAGGATTTAGATATCCTCTAAGGGAACTAATACCAGAGATTAGAAATGGTGCTAAAACTGGTATGATGGTTGGATATGATGTTGTTGATCCGGATCATCCACAGAATCATTTAGGTAAATTTAAAACTGATGACACCCAATCTTTGTTAAATGCAAGACCAGATAGAATAGAGCCTGCGACAGAAAGGCTGTTACTGGTTGATCCATTTACAACGGCTGCTGCAGTAGGCGGTAGTACTGTTGTTACGGTAACAGAGAAAGATCATGGAAGATCTACATCAGATACAGTAAGATTTAGAAATTGTTTAGGTTTTGATGGGCTAACAGCCGCTAACTTTAACTTATCTACAGGATATGCTATAACTAAATTAACAGATGATACATATACTATTACTGTTGCGGCAGCATCTACTTCTGGCTCAATTACAGGTGGTGGTGTGTTTGCTACAGTAGGACCAGTTACTTTGGAGGCTTAAATGAGCTTTACATTTGCGCAACTAAAAACAGCGATACAGGATTATACGGATAATTCTGAAACAACCTTTGTAAATCATCTATCCGACTTCATAAAAGCAGCAGAAGAAAGAATATTCAAGAATGTTGATTTAGAGATATTTAGAAAAAATGTTACATCAACATTATCAACAAGCGATAAATTTTTAACATTACCAGCAGATTATTTGGCATCTTTTTCATTACAGATAACAACATCTGGAAGTGAGTCTTTTCTTTTACAAAAAGATGTAAATTTTATACAAGAGGCATATGATGCTTCGTCTTCCACAGCAAAGCCAAGATTCTACGCACAGTTTGATTCAGAAAACTTTATACTTGGACCTACCCCAAACTCAAATTATACTATAGAATTACACTACTACTATAGGCCAACTAGCTTAACTGCTGGTGCGGATAGTGGCACAACATGGTTAAGCACCAATGCTCCGTTTGCATTATTGTTTGGGTCATTGGTAGATGCGTATTTATTTATGAAAGGTGAGCCTGATTTAATACAACAATATGAAAAAAGATTTATGGATCAATTAACAAGACTTAAAGATTACGGAGAGGCAAGAGAAAATACTGACGCTTACTCTGAGGGTCTACCAAGAGCGCAGAGAACATAGGAGTAGAACATGGCAACAGCAAACGCAGCAACCACCTTTTTAGAAAATAGACTTTTAAGTTTAATATTTAAAAATAATGCAGCATCATTTAGCTCACCCGGAGATAGCATATACGTTGGTTTAGCAACGGCAGTGTCTAACTTTAACGATTCAACTGGTGAATCTGGTGATCCTACAATAACAGAGGCTACATTTACTAATTATGCTAGACAACAAGTTGCGGCATCTGCTTGGACACTAACAGCAGAATCTGCCGACACACAAAGTTGCACAAATTCATCAAATATAGAATTTCCAGCATCTGGTGGTACAAATAATACAATTACACATGTTTTTATAACAACAGCAGCCAGTGCTAGTTTAGATGTAGTTGGCTCTGGTGGTAATGTTTTATTCATAGGAGCTTTAGATGCAAGTAAAGCAATAGCAAGTGGTGATATATTTAGAATTAACGCAACCAACTTAACAATAGAGTTGAAATAATGGCATTAGTATTAAATGACAGAGTAAAAGAAACAACAACTACAACTGGCACTGGTACGCTTACGTTAGCTGGTGCTGTTACTGGATTTGAAACATTTGCTGCTGGTGTTGGAAACAGTAACACTACATACTATGCAGTTACATTACCCGGTACAGCAGAGTTTGAAGTTGGATTAGGGACACTTAGTAGTGACTCAAGCACGATAGCTAGAACAACAATTATCAGTAGTTCAAATAGCGACAGTGCAGTTAATTTTAGTGCTGGTACAAAAACAATTTTTTGTACAATACCTGCATCAAAGTCAGTGTTTTTAGATGCAAGTGGTAACGCAACATTAGGTGCAGATCTATCTATAGGTGATGACCTTACTGTAAATGGTGGTGTAATTGAACTTAAAAACACTGGAGCGCAATCAGAATTAAGAATGTATTGTGAAAGTGCTAATGCTCATTATGCAGCTTTAAAAGCACCAGCACACTCTGACTTTGCTGGTAATACTACCTTAACACTTCCTGCAACCACAGATACCATTGTTGGTAGAGCTACCACAGACACATTAACAAATAAAACTATTGATGCCTCTCAATTATCTGGAACTGTAGCAAATGCAAGATTAGATGCAGAGCTACAAGCACTAGCTGGTTTAACATCAGCCGCAGACAAAGGAATACAATTTACTGGATCTGGAACAGCATCAACATATGATTTAACAGCAGCAGGTAAAGCATTGCTTGATGATGCAGATGCAGCCGCTCAAAGAACAACATTAGGGTTAGGCACTGCCGCAGTTGCAGCTACTGGCATATCAAATACAAATGTACCAGTGTTTACATCAGGTGTAGTTGACAATGATTTTCTGCGTGTAGATGGAACATCGATAGAGGGTAGAAGTGCATCTGAAGTATTAAGTGATATTGGTGGTCAAGCCTCATTAACTTTTGGCATATCAAACACAAACGCAGTGAAGATAGATAGTTCTAGTGTGGCAGATGATGAGTTTGCAAGGTTCACTGCAAATGGTTTAGAGAGCAGAAGTGCATCAGAAGTACTGTCTGACATAGGTGCAACAACTGCTTCGGCAGCAGCAGATGAGGCTACAGCTTTAGCAATAGCGTTAGGATAATGACATGGCAAATACATTTAAAGTAATTACAAGAGATGTTGCTCCAGCCAGTGCTGGATCGCCAGAAACTCTTTATACAGTTCAAACTGGTAGCACGATAATTGTATTAGGATTAACACTGGCTAATGTGCATACAGCGCAAGTCACTGGTACAGTTCAACTTGTAAGCACAACAACACAAACATCTCAAACACAAAATACCACGGCTCACATTGTCAAGGACATACCAGTGCCAGTTGGATCATCTGTTGAGATCATGGCTGGAAACAAGATAGTTTTAAATGTAGGAGATATAGTGAAGATAGATTGTTCTGTCGCAGATAAGCTATCAGTGACTATGAGTTACATGGAGATCACATAATGCCCTATTTAGGTAACACAGCAAGTGATAGATTTGTAGCTAGTAAAGCAGCCACACAGTTTTCTGGTGATGGTTCTACAACTGCATTTACATTAGACCATGCAGTGGGATCTGATGAGGACATACTTGTATCTGTAGATGGTGTTATACAAGAGCCTTCTGTAGCATATGCAGTAAGCAATGGAACAACACTTACATTTACTGCTGCACCATCAAATAACTCAGGTAATAATATCTTTGTGTATTACTTGTTTAGAACAGTAGGTACAGTAACCCATCCAAGTAATAATGCGTTGAGTGCAACAACAGGCACATTTAGTGGTGCAATTACAAGTAGTAGCACAATCACTGGTGGTGGTTTATTAACCACAGGTGGTAATATAGTTATACCTGATGCAGGTAACATTGGTAGTGCAAGTGATACAGATGCAATATCTATAGCTAGTAATGGTGTCGTTACTTTTTCACAAACTCCAGTAGGTGCAGGTGGTAGCAATAGTCCATATTTTTATGGCAAAAAAGCTAGTAACCAAACCACAACTAGAAATACAACAACAAGAATAACTGGTTTTACAACTGATGAGTTAGATACTGACAGTGCTTTTGATGGCACAACCTTCACTGTGCCAAGTGGTGAGGCTGGTAGATATCATTTTGGTATGAACATAGTTGTTTATTTTGGTGGTGGAACTGGAAGTGACGGAGAAAGGTCATTAGTTTATTTATATAAAAATGGAGGTTCAATAGGATATAGTCAATACTATCTTGGTAGTAGTTATAATATAGATACTATAGTCAACCATTTTTCTGTGATTCTTGATTTAAATGCAAGTGATTACATAGAGGTATATGCTTATACTAGAGACGGAAATGCAGATGGTCATGCTTTAGTAACTAGTGATTCCAATTTTTACGGATATAAGTTAGCATAATGGCAGATTTAGTAACAAAAATAGAGCTTTACTGTAAAGCAAATAATAAAACAGCAGTCTTTGAAGAAAATGTTTTTTTGATAGATAATGGCGATGGTAAAGGTGCATTTATAAACAAATGGTCTGTAGATGGTCTTACTAAACCAACCGATGAGCAACTAGCATCATACGAAAAAGCAGGAAATACTGTAGAAGCAAACAATAAAGTTCGTATGGCTCGTAGGTTAGCTTATGGAGATATAGGTGAACAACTAGATGAAATATATAAAGATATAGATGCTTGGAAAGCTCGTATTAAGAAAATTAAAGATGATAATCCAAAGGAATAAAAAATGGCAAATCACGAAAAGAAAATAATATTAACAGATTTACAACAAAAGATTTTGTCTAATGATTTATACAATGACGTATCAGACAATGCAGGTATAGATGCTTGGTTAGATGGTGCAATAAATGGCAAGTTAAACAACTGTTGGAAAAGATTTCAAACAGAGTGGACTACAAAGTTAAT